AAAACACCAATTGTAATTACTGAAGTTTCAAAAGTTACTGGTTCAGCAAGCGCACCAGGCGCTCCAAAAGGATCAGTTGGTGGTGTAGGTGACTATGCTATTGTTGCAGTAAGCACACTTAACAAATTATGGTACAAAAATGCATCTGGTACTTGGGTTGAAGTTGGAACAGATGATTGGCAAAATAGCCATGCTGCTGTAACAGCAACAGCATCAGCACATACATCAGGTGATACATTTACAATTAATACTGCACCTGTAACAACATCAGGCACAACGGCAACAAGCCTAGCAAGTGACATTAATGGTTTGTCAATTGATGGCATCAGTGCTGCATCAGTTAACGGCGTATTAGAAATTTATTCTACAGGCGCTGCTGTAGCAATTGCAGATACTTCAGGTACATCAGCTGCTACACTAGGACTTGTAGGAACACACGCTGCACCAGCAGTAAATGTTGCTCCACATACAAGTGTTCCAGAGTGGAAAACTGCTGATACTACACCACGTCCAACAGGATCAATTTGGGTTAAAACAACTGAACCAAACAGTGGTGCAAAATGGGCAGTTAAGAAGTATAATGCAACTACACAACTATGGGCAGATTCAGCTGCACCATTGTATGCAGATAACCACTCAGCATTGTTTAACATGGACAAAGCAGGTGGTGGCGCTAACCTAGCAGCAGGTACAACATATGTACAGTATAATGTAGGTGAAATTGCACAAACTGAAGCTAATTTTAAGATTATGGCAAGAGTTGCATCGGGTGCTACGACAATAACTAGTAATGTTATTGCTGCAAGTATTCCAGCATCAACAGGACGCTTTGACATACAAGAAAGTGTTAAAGGTCAAGCTGGTCTTACAGCATGGAAAGAAGTTACTTTTAGTAGTCCATTTGCAAATGATTCGTCAGATGCAGAAACATTAGCAGCAGCAATTAACAGTGCTGGTTTAACAAATGTAACTGCAAGTGTCGATTCTCAAAACAGAGTAGTTATTACACATGCACTAGGTGGTGAAATACGCTTTAGAGATCATGATACTATCCTACAGTCAGCAGGTTTTGTACCAGGTACAACTGATAACCTGTATGATAACTTCGACGATGGATCAACTGTTTACTTTATTGCTTCAAATTGGAAAGTACTAACATATACTTCGTCAGCTACAGCGCCAAAGGCACTTACAGCAGACGGTACATTATGGTACAACTCAATTGTAGATGAAGTAGACATGATGGTGCATGATGGCACTACATGGAAGGGTTATAAAAATGTGTATGCAAACACTAATGCAACAGGACCAATTGTTGCAGCAAGTGAACCATTAACACAAAATGACGCTGCTAAGAGTCCATTAGTTGACAACGATATTTGGATTAGTACAGCTGATTTAGAAAACTATCCAAAAGTTTACAGATGGGTAACCGATCAGTGGGTAGCACTAGACGCAGCAGATCAAACTACTGAAAATGGTGTATTATTTGCAGATGCTCGTTGGTCAACAGCAGGTTCAAATAGTGTAGCAGGCGCAATGGATGCAATGCTAACAAGCGATTATTTAGATCCAGATGCACCAGATCCTGCACTATATCCAAAAGGCATGGTTATGTGGAACACACGTAGAAGTGGCTTTAACGTTAAGAAGTTTGTACGTAATGCAATTGATACAACTGAAACAAATCCACGCATGGGCGATGCTGTAATGACTAGTTATTACGAGCACCGTTGGGTAACTGAGTCAGGCAACCAAGCTGATGGTTCTGGTAGCTTTGGACGCCATGCACAACGCAAAGTTGTTGTACAGGCACTGCAAGCAATGGTAAACGGAAATGATGAAATTAGAGATGACGAATCAAGACTGTTTAACTTAATGGCAACACCAGGTTATCCAGAGCTAATTGGTGAAATGATTGGTCTAAACTTTGACAGAGGCTTAACAGCATTTGTACTAGGTGATAGCCCAATGCGTTTAACACCTGATGCTACTTCATTAAACAACTGGGCAACAAACGTTGCAGCAGCAGTTGAAGATAATGACGATGGACTAGTAAGCAGTGATGAGTACATGGCAGTGTTCTATCCAAGCGGATTTAGCAGTGACAACTTCGGCAACAATGTTGTTGTACCAGCATCGCACATGATGCTTCGTACATTTGCACTAAGTGACCAAGTTGCTTATCCATGGTTTGCACCAGCAGGTACAAGACGCGGCGGCATTTCAAATGCAACATCAACTGGTTACATTAGTAGCGAAGGTGAATTTGTTGCAGTAGCACTTAACGAAGGTCAAAGAGACACACTATACAGTAATAAAGTTAACCCAGTTACATTTATTACAGGTGCAGGACTTGTTAACTTTGGTCAGAAGACTCGTGCAGCAAATGCAAGTGCATTAGATAGAATCAACGTTGCAAGACTTGTAATTTATCTAAGAGGACAACTTAACAAGTTGGCAAAACCTTATATCTTTGAACCAAACGATAAGATCACACGTGATGAGATTAAGCAGGCAGCTGAGAGCTTAATGTTAGAGCTTACAGGACTAAGAGCACTTAACGATTATCTAGTTGTATGTGATGAAACAAACAACACACCAGCAAGAATTGATCGTAATGAGCTATACTTAGACATTGCAATTGAACCAATCAAGGCAGTTGAATTTATTTACATTCCACTACGCTTGAAAAATACAGGAGAGATCGCAGGTCTTTAAAATCATTAAGTAGGGGGTTAATTAATAATCCCCTACAAATGATAAATACTTGTGTACAGGAGTAAAATATGGCAATTTCAACACTATCAAAAATTACAGTGCCACTGGACGGCGGAACAGGCAATCAAACGCAAGGTTTGTTGATGCCAAAACTTCAGTACCGCTTTAGAGTGTCACTTACAAATTTTGGACTAGGATCAGCAACTACTGAATTAACAAAGCAGGTAATTGATGTTACTCGTCCAACTGTAAACTTTGAAGAAATTGAACTACCTGTTTACAATTCACGTGTGTACCTAGCAGGTAAGCCTGCATGGGAAGCAATTACGCTTAACTTACGCGAAGATGTAAACAACAACGTTCAAAAACTTGTAGGTGAACAGATTCAGAAGCAATTTGATTTCTTTGAACAATCAAGCGCACCATCGGGCATTGATTATAAGTTTACAACAAAAATTGAGATCTTAGACGGTGGTAACGGTAACACTGCTGTTAACGTTTTAGATACCTTTGAACTATATGGTTGTTTTGTACAAAATGCTAACTACAATACATTAGCATATTCAACAAACGATCCAGTACAGATTTCACTAGCTATACGCTATGATAATGCAGTACAAACAGTAGGCGGCGGCATATCAGCTGAAAGTATTCCATCAGGTGGCGGAACAAACGCTACAGGTTCAGGTACAGTTTAATAAACTAACACAACTAATAATTAAAGGAGCCTTTGGGCTCCTTTTTTATTATGTGCCCACTTAATAATTAAGATAAATATTAGTATGGCAAACAAAGCAACAAAATATGGATCAACTAATAATCAAAGCGAAGTTACGCTTGCTGACTATTGGCACAGCAGTCACACATTTGTAGACAACTTTTATAGACTTGCTCCTAAACATAAGTTTCTCTACCATGTTAGTTTTACTATTAACAGTCAGGTTGCAGGTGGATTTGTAGAAAAGCATGGTAATGAAATAAGTTTACTTGCTAAGTATGCAGACTTACCAAAGTTTGATATTGAAACAGAAACAAAACAGCAGTATAACAGAAAAAAAGTTGTACACACTAGATTAGATTATTCACCTGTAATTATAAGATTTCACGACGACAATGAAGGTATAACTACAAGACTTTGGCAAGCATATTATGACTACTATTTTGCTGATTCACAAAGTTTATATCCAACTAATAATGTTTATCAACCATTAGGTCCTAAAAAGTATGGATTAGATAACGGTAGTGATGAACCATTTTTTACTAGAATTAGTATTAGTGAAATGGCAAGACATACACATCATACTACACATTTAATATTGCCTAAAATTACTGGGTGGCAACACGATAGCGTAGATGCAAGTGCATCAAGTGAGGTGTTAGAAAGCACAATGCAACTACAGTACGAAACTGTAAAATATGAAACAGGTGATATTGTTGAAGGCAATGCTCCGAAAGGATTTGCAACGCCGGAGCATTATGATCAAGAAAAGAGTTTTATAGGAAACAATAGCGACACTCTTAACGAAGGTCCGGGTTCAATGGTTAACAATTTATCAAAGAAATTTGGCGATAATATGTATACACAGCATAACCCAAATTATTCAAAACCATTACAAGAAACCTTAGATGCATATACTAATACAAGAGACTTATCACTTGAAGGACATCGACCTAACGGATTATCTGTTTTGTTTAGTCAGCAAAATAACAAAGATAACATAGGTATTAATGGAGTATTTTTTGCAGGGCCACAAAATACAATAGAAACAACAAGTGCAGTACAATCAAAAACAGATGTGAGAACACATGATAATAATTACATTATAGGTCAACTAAATCAAAATACAACTCTACGTAATAGCACAGTAGAAATGTATTACAGCATTACAACTAGTAAAACTAACTATAGATCTCTTACTGCAACTGCAAAAGAGTATTACTTAAATGAAATGTATAATGAAATACGTGCAGATAATCCAAAAATCTTAAAATTAGCAAGTACAGCGTTAAATACTGCATAGGAGAGAATATGGAAGATCAAAAGAAATATTTTGACAATTACTTTGTAAAACAATTATCTTTTCCAAGTAATCAAGTTGATGCTACTATTGCTTTTTTTGAAAAGCGTGGATTTTCAAAAGAATCAGCAGCAAGTATTAGTGCAGTTCTACTAAAACAAGCAAAAATCGACAACATTAAAGTATTCGAATTATTAGATACATTAGGTTCAGTAGATACACCAATACTAAGTAAGGTAGTGTTAGAAACTATAAATGCAAACGGTCAGCGCACTAGCGAACTTGGCGTTAAAACAACAGAAAAAATTAACACTACAGAGTCTAGAAATATCATAGTTTAATGGGACGTTTTGCGCAAGGAAAATTTAACCTCAAAAACCCTGCCAAGTATATAGGTGGTAGAACTCCAACTTATAGATCAAGTTGGGAGTTTGCGTTTATGCGTTTTTGTGACGAACATCCTAGCGTAAGTCAATGGGCAAGCGAAGCAATAAAAATACCTTACAGAAATCCGCTTACTGGAAAACATACAATATATGTACCTGATTTCTTTATTGTATATGCAGATAAGCGTGGGCGGCAAAAGGTCGAACTTATCGAAGTAAAACCTGCTAATCAGGCTATTAAAGAAAAAACAGGTCGTAGCAGAGCAAATCAAGCAAGTTATATTTTAAACCAAGCTAAATGGGAAGCTGCAAGAGCATATTGTAAACAAAAAGGCATGTTGTTTAGGGTAGTAACTGAAGCTGATATTTTCCACCAAGGTAAACGTAGATGAACATAGCATTTATACATATTCCTAAAACGGGTGGCGGCAGCGTAATTGAATGGTTTAATAGAAATAATTTAAATAACAAATTAATATTTTACGGACATAAAGACTTAAATCAAATAAAAAGTTTAACATCACAAAATATAGATATTAGCTTTTGTGTAGTAAGAAATACTTACGAACGTTTAATTAGTGCTTACGAATTTACCTATCAAAAGGTAAAAAAGAAAATATTTAAAAATAATAATATTGAAATTAATCAAAAAATATTAGACACGTATAATAACGGCATCATATCTTTTGTAGAATACATGCACTCTATTAATCATGTTACTACTAGAAATCAATTAGAGTTTAGCCAAGGTGTAGATTTTATATTACATAACGATCAATTATCTAAGTATAATAAGTTAAACGAATTATTTAAAATTGATAATATAATCAAAAAAGAACGTAGAGTAAACACTTATGAAGATAAAAGTTATTATACAAATGGGTTTATAGACACTGTAAATACTTTATATCGAGAAGAAATTAATTATTTTGACTTTACTCCAAAATATAAATAAATAAACTAGCATATAACGGAAGTCCAATGACAAAGAAATTAGAAGAACTTTTAAACTTACCTGACTCTAAAGAAATTATCGAAGAGTCTAAAAACGAAGACAAAGCATCTAGAGCAGTAGTAGATCAAGAAGACACGTTGCGTGATATTTCTGAGTTTGATAAAATTGCAAGTGCTTTACCTAGTGTTAAAGGTTTAGGAAATGCAGCTGATAAAGAGCTAAATGAAGTTGCTGATAAAGCAATGCAAGCATACGACGATTTAATGGATCTTGGTATGAATGTAGAATCACGGTATAGCGGTAGAGTATTCGAAGTAGCTGGCACAATGCTTAAAACAAGCCTTGATGCTAAAACTGCAAAATTAGACAAAAAATTAAAGATGATTGAATTGCAACTTAAAAAAGAAAAACTTGATAGAGATACAGGACCCGGAGACGGCGATATTGTAAATGGAGAAGGCTATGTTGTTACAGATAGAAACAGTCTCTTAGAACGTATCAAAGGCATAGATAAAGATAAATAACATATAGCATTAGGAATTGAACAATGAAATCGTTTACTGAATTTTTAACAGAATCTAAAAAAACCTATCCATTTAAGATAGGAGTAGCAGG